TTATATTTACTGGCTTAGAGATTCCGAGAGATTATTTATATGAAGTGGAGGGCTAAGTAAGGAAAGAAAGACAGGTAACAAAAAAGGATAAAGTCAAATTCAATATCCATAATGCGCATGTTGCGCTTTTGCAGGAAAGTGATACGGGAGAAATTACATTTGATACACCGTTTGCGGTACCTGGCTCCGTATCGCTTTCACTGGAAGCACAGGGAGAACTGACACCGTTTTATGCGGATGGAATCAAGTATTATGTTTCTTCTTCCAATAGCGGATATGAGGGAGACTGGGAAATGGCGCTGATCACGGATGAGTTCCGGGAAAAGATTTTAAGTGAATACATTGACAAGAACAAAGTCATGCTGGAGGAAGCGACTGCAAAAGTAAAACGGTTTGCGCTGGGATTTGAAATTGACGGCGATGTGAGGGGAACACGATTCTGGTTCTATTGCTGCACCTCTACACGTCCTACAACAGAATCCAGCACAACAGAGGAGGCGATTGAACCTACAACTGACACAGTCACAGTTTCTGCATCCGCTGTACAGCTTGGAACAGCTAAGAAAATGGCAGTTCGGGCAAAGACAACAGCAGATACAGCAGATGATTTATACGAAAAATGGTTTGATAAGGTATACATTCCAGATCAGGAAGTATCATAAGGAGAGGTTAGGATGAGAAAAACAATCACAATCAATGGAACAGAATATAAATTCAAAAGTTCTGCCGCAATCCCACGGATTTATCGACTGAAATTTGGAAGAGACATTTTTGTAGATATGCAAAAAATTGAGAAGCAGATCAAAATTCAGCAAAGACTTAAAGATGAGATGCAGAAAAAATGTGAAAAAGAAGGCACAGAATTTGATGAAAGTGAATTTGAAAGCGAAATTCCGATTGAATCATTGGAGATGTTTGAGAATATTGCTTTCCTGATGCACAAGCATGGAGATACAACTCAGCCGGATGATATCAATGAATGGCTGGATCAGTTTGAAACATTCGATATCTATGAGATTCTTCCAGAAATCATGGATATGTGGAAAGCAGAAAACAAACAGATGTCAGTTTCAAAAAAAAAGAGAGGGAAATAGATCGTGAGGTCAATACCGCATTGTTCATGCTTCGGTGTGCACAATGCGGTATTTCTATTTCAGATTTAGGTCTGCTAAGCATCGGAATGATCAACGATATGTTTATCGAAATGAAGAATGATGAGTATGATTATCCGAAAATTGCAACACAGGAGGATATTGATGCACTGTAAAGGAGGGATGTAAGGGCAGGGAGCAGAATAAAAGGAATTACCATAGAGATTGGTGGCGATACTTCCAAGTTGGAAAAGGCACTGTCCGGTGTTGACAAAAAACTATACGGTGTAGAACAGTCATTAAAAGATGTCAATAAATTGCTGAAGCTGGATCCCACGAATACGGAATTGCTGAATCAGAAGCAGAAGTTGCTGCAGCAGTCGATCAGTGAAACGAAAAATAGGCTGGAAACTTTAAAACAGGCAAGTGAACAGGCAGCAAAAACCGCCGGAAATTATGATGCTTGGAAAGAGGCGTATACTCCGATTCAAGAGGAGATTTTAAAGACCAACGAAAAAATGGACAAGCTCAAAAAGAGCATGAAGTCTATGGAAGAAAGTGGTCGGATTGATACGGAAGAGTACAAAAAACTGCAGACAGAGGTAGACCAATCGTCTGATAAACTGAAAGAACTGAAAGCACAGAAAAAGCAAGTAGATGATGAATTTGGACAGCCGATCAGTCCAGAAGGATTCGATTCTCTTCAAAGAGAGATTATTGAGACAGAACAGAAACTGAAATCACTAAAAGAGACTACAGGAAGTGCAAGTGCGAATCTTGCAAAAGTATCTGCGGTATCCGGAGAGTTTGGAAATAAGGTCAAAGGAGTGGGACAATCCTTGCTGCCGGTAACGGGGGCACTGACTGGTGTAGGGGCGGCATCCACTGTTATGGCAAATAATTTTAACGATGCAATGAGTCAGGCGGCGGGAGCACTTGATAAGCCCATGTCTGAAATGGAAGATCTAAGACAGCTTGCAATCCAGACCGGACAGGATACAGTCTTTTCTGCAACTGATGCAGGAAATGCGATCACAGAACTGGCAAAAGGTGGTTTGACAGAAGCCGACATTAAAGCAGGGGCATTAAAAACTACAATGGATCTTGCGGCATCTTCCGGGATGGATCTTGGAGAGGCGGCAAATGTTGTTGTGCAGGCAATGGGAGCATTTGGTCTGTCTGCGAATGAGTCTGCAGAAGCGGCAAACGCTTTGGCCGGGGCAGCAGCTGCATCTTCTACGGATGTAGAACCTCTCACACAGGCACTGGCACAGTGTTCTGCTGGAGCGAAAAACGCTGGATGGTCTATACAGGAAACAACAGCGGTTTTGGCTCGTTTTGCAGATGCGGGAATTGAGGGAAGCGATGCGGGAACATCTTTAAAAACCATGCTCCAGAGGCTGGCGGCACCAACAGATAGCGCTGCAACAATGATTGAACAGCTTGGAATACAGACAAGAGATTCCAATGGGGATCTCCTTGGAGCTTCAGAGATTGCTGAGGAGTTGCAGAATAAACTTGGAGGTTTGGATTCGGCATCCAGAGATGCGGCGTTATCGACAATCTTCGGATCCGATGCAATGCGAGCCGCTACTGTGATGATGGATAGCGGGACTGAAGGGATTCAGAAATATATCAATGCGGCAAATGATCAGGAAGCAGCACAAAGGTTGGCCAATTCTCAGATGAGTGATGGATCAAGAGCAATCGAGGAATTAAAAGGATCTCTGGAAACCGCAGCGATTCAGATCGGAGATACACTGGCACCAATTGTCCAGAAGGTAGCAGAACTTATTACCGCACTTGTCAATAAATTTTCAGCACTACCGGAAGGCGTGCAACAGGTGATTGTAGTAGTCGGAATTCTGGTTGCAGCATTAGGACCACTACTGATGGTAATCGGCCAGATATCACTCGGGATATCTGCGGTGGCAGGAGCACTGTCGAAGTTGTCTGGAATCGGAGGAGTTGCGACAAAGTTGGTCGGCGGAATTAAAACAGCGGTGACCGGACTACTTGGAATGATAACGGCACATCCTGTAATTGCGGTTATTACAGCAATTATAGCGGCGCTGGTTACTTTGTATAATAAATGCGAATGGTTTCGAGAAGGCGTGAACAGAATTTTAAAGGCAATCAGGGATGGATTTTTTGCAGCATGGGATGGAATTGTAGAATTTTTTACAGAAACGATTCCCAATGCATGGAATGAGATGTTATCGTCATTGCTTGCCAATCCAACGATAAGAACAATCGTAACAACCATTACAGATTCTTTTACGAAATTAAAAGAGAATTTAAATGGGATCTGGAACGGAATTAAGCAACTTGCACAAAATGCATGGGAATTCATCAAAAACGCTACACTTGCACCAGTACTATTGATGATTGATCTGGTGACTGGAGATTTTGAAAAATTAAAATCGGATCTGGAGAATATTTTAAATAATATCAAAAATGCAGTTGCGAATATTTGGGATTCCATCAAGGAGATTACATCAAATATTTGGAATGAAATTAAAAATGTGGTATCCACATTGGTATCTCTGGTAAAAGAAACTGCGATCAGTGGGTTTGAAGCATTACGAGATGGAATTAAAAATGCAATCCGGGAACTTCCGAAGATTGTAAGTGATATTTTCGAAAAAATTGGATCTACAATTTCCGGGTGGATCGATAATGCCTGGGAATGGGGAGCGGATTTTATCAATGGATTGAAAGAAGGGATATTATCCGGAGTCCGCGGGATTGTGGATGCAGTAAAAGGGATCGGAGATAAGATTCGATCTTTCTTACATTTTTCAAGACCAGATGAAGGTCCTTTGAGAGATTATGAAACATGGATGCCGGATTTTATCGATGGAATGGTAAAAGGAATCAATGAGAATGTGTACAAGGTTTCCAATGCGGTAAAAAGAGTTGCCAAGACGATGAGTGAGAGTATGTACGGAGGAACTCCAGCTCTGGCAAGTGCTACACAGACTAACATTGTTTTGAACAATAATGTCGGTGTGCAAATTGGAAATCAAAAGCTTGATTCTTATATTGTAGAAACAGCCAAAAAAGGATTTACATCTCAAGTACATCACACAAAAAGAGGAAAGGGGAGACGGTAAATGTATGAAATTATCAGAAACGGCCATACAAATACAGAAATAGGAATACTTGTACGAGAAAGACCGTCTATCCCTTCGGCAGAATACAACTACACAGAGGTAAAAATACCAGGAAGAGATGGGAGCATATTCAAAGAAGATGGAACTGTGAGCGACATTACAATCACAGTTCCATTTACATTTGCAGAAAATTCTCAAAGGTGGCAGGAGCGATTTCGGACTGCGAGAAGATGGCTCATGAGAAAAGATGATACAGAATTGATTTTAAGCGATGAACTGGAGTACTTCTATCATGTAAAACATACTAAGATCAATGCGGCAGAACGGCAAGTAAAAGAGGTCGGAGAGTTTGAGGTAGAATTTACGTGTGAGGGATACCGATATCGAACAGATGGAAAAGCAGAATATACACCGGAAGAGGTGTTTTACAATCCATATGACAGATCAAGGCCGGTCTATTTGATCACAGGTGAAGGTGAGTGCATCCTGCAGGTAAACGGAAGTCAAATGAAAGCGAATGTTGGCCAGAATCTGGTGATTGATACAGACAGGCTGATGGCATACAGAAAAGATGGAGAATTGATGAACACATCTGTGTATGGAGATTATGCAGAACTACATCTTTTACCGGGAGAGAATACCGTGTATATCTCAAGAGGATTTGATCTGAAAGTGATTCCGAACTGGAGGTGCTTATAAGGATAGAACTTTATAAACCAGAAAATACGGATTATGAACATAACGGTGATATGCCCTTACTTCCGGAGAGCGCTTCTGTAAAAGCAATACTAAACGGAAGTTGGAAAGCGGAGATTCAGCACCCGATCGATGAAGAGGGACGTTGGAAGTGGATAGAAGAGGACGCAGTCGTAAAACTGGAGTCATTCAATGGAACACAGTTATTTCGGATCAAAAAGAAAGCAAAATCAGATGCTGGAGTGAGTGCAGAACTGGAACCGGTTTTTATGGATGCGATTGATGATTGTTTTCTGTTGGATATACGTCCAACGGAAAAAAACGGGCAGCAGGCACTGGACATCATGACCGCACCAAATAAAAAGTACAGTGGAAAATCTAATATCAAAATAATATCAACAGCATATTACCAGACAAAGAACCTGATCGAAGCAATCTGCGGAGAAGAGGAGAACTCCTTCCTGAACAGATGGGGCGGTGAGGTTCTTTTGGATAATTATACGATCACCGTCAATGACCGGGTTGGAATCGATCATGGGGTGCAGGTTTTATACGGGAAAAATATTGCGGAAAACGGGCTGCAGGAAGAGATTGATACCAGCGAGGTCATTACAAGGATTGTACCAAAGGCATATAACGGATACATGATAGAGGGTAATGAACCGTGGGTGGACTCACCACTGCTTGATAAATATCCAACAATAAAATACGGAGTGATCACATTTGAAGATGTGAAGATGAAGGCCGATGCTGCGGAAGATGACGAAGAGAACGGAATCGTGATCTGCAATACACAGGAAGAACTGAACAATGCGTTAAAAGAAAAATGTGAGGAACAGTTTGAAGCTGGAATTGACAAGCCGAAGGTTACGATATCCGCTGATATGGTTATGCTGCATGATACGGAGTTGTACGCGGATATCCGGGAACTGGAAGAAGTTTCTATCGGAGACACGGTACATTGTCGTCACAGCAAACTGGATATTGTAACAGATGCACGTGTCATAGAACTGGAATGGGATTGCATCAATGAAGAGGTTGCATCTGTTGTGTTGGGAGACTTTCAATACAATTTCATTGCGGATGTGTCAAGTATGTCAAATCGGATAGAAAGTGCAATCCGACCGGATGGTACTGTGATAGGAGCACAGGTCAACGGCATCATAAACGGAGTGAAAGCACAGTTTCGGGCACAGTCCGACATCGCACAAAAACAGAAAGTACGCGCTGTTTTATTTGAAGATTTGAATCCGGAGTCGGAAACGTTTGGAGCAATGTGCCTTGGTACAATGGGGTTCGAGATTGCCAGTAAAAGAACTGCAGATGGAAGAGACTGGGACTGGTCCACCTTTGGAACAGGACAGGGATTCTTTGCTGATTTTATCACAGCAGGAACAATGCTGGCTGATCGGATCAGAGGTGGAACATTGGAAATCGGAGGATTTGACAATAATAGTGGCGTTGCAAGGGTGCTGGATGCAAGCGGGAAAGAAATAGTCAGACTGGATAAAGATGGAATTTACGCAGAAGGGAAATATATCTGCGATTCTTTGAGCGATAATCGGCGTGTGACAATAAAGGACGGAACAATATTATTTTCAAACAAAAAGGATGAGGGCGTTCTTTGTATGACGTATGTTGGAAATGCACTATTATTCACCGATGGAAACAAAGAAGACAGCAAAAACTTACTAAGGATCACGAAGGATGCGGTTCTGTTAGATGCGGAAAACGTTGGACCCGGAGTTTATGGAAAGACTGGAACTGCAGTTTTTTCGAATGGGACAAATCTAAGGTTTGAAAAAGGATTTCTTGTGGGCGGAATCACGAAAGAAGGTGATTTCTGATGTCATGGACGATAGGAAACTTTTATCTGACCACAGAGCAGATGCAGGGGAATGCAAGAGAAGTACTAAGTTTTTTTGAACAAAAAGGATGGTCGCTGAATGCTATTGCTGGGATATGCGGCAACATGCAAAGTGAATCGAACATCAATCCCGGAATCTGGCAAAGCCTGCAGGAGGGAAACTATAGTGGAGGTTTTGGACTGGTACAGTGGACACCGGCAACAAATTATACAAATTGGGCAGGTGCGAACGGATATGGAATTACGGATCCAAACGGTCAGCTCACGTGGATAGATTCTGTTACAGTTTCTTTTGGTCAGTGGATTGCAACCGATGCATATCCGCTGTCGTTTGATCAATTTAAGGTCAGCGGAGAATCACCGGAATATCTGGCATCTGCATTTTTGAAAAACTTTGAACGTGCAGGCGTAGAAGTGGAAGCCGAGAGGCGGCAGCAGGCAAGATATTGGTACAACTACCTGAGTCAATATGCAGGAGGATCTGAAAAAATAGAAGATGCGGTAAACTGGGCGATTCAAATCGCAAATGATAACAGTCACGGATATGATCAGACAAACCGCTGGGGACCAGATTACGATTGCTCCTCGTTATTGATTCAGGCGTGGGAAAATGCCGGGGTTCCAGTAAAAAGCAATGGGGCAACCTACACCGGTAATATGCGGGAAATATTTTTGAATTGCGGTTTTACGGATGTGACAGGGCAGATAAATCTGGCAACGGGATCCGGTGTACAAAGAGGGGATATCCTTCTGAACATCGTAAACCATACTGCAATGGGAATTGGAAATGGACAGGTTGTGCAGGCCAGCCAAAATGAATTTGGCGGAACAACCGGCGGCCAGACTGGTGATCAGACAGGAGAGGAAATTTGGACAACCGGATACTATAACTATCCGTGGGACTGTGTGCTGCGATACAAAAGCGGTGAAGGTGTGTTGCCGGGAGATATTTACCTCGTTAGGTGGATACCAGGATAAGAAAGAAGGTGTGATATGGAAACAACGACAACTTTATACATTGACGTGAGAAACCCAGGAATTATGCAAACAATCTATGTAGTACAGTACGATTCGGGCAGACTTCTGCGCTGTATGATTTCCGGAATGGCAAAGACAATCAGTAAGGCCAGGATTTATTGTAAGAAACCAAGCGGATCAGAAACTTACACAGAAGGAACCGTGATAAGTAATTATTGCGTCCTGTTCAGTCTGACGCCGCAAATGGTTGCAGAAGTGGGAAATACGGAATGCCAGCTTCATTTGATTGATGGTAGCAATGCTGTCACATCATTTAAGGTGAAGATGGAGGTCCGAGAAAACTTAGTGGCTGCATCCGAAATACAGTCAACCAGTGAATATCAGGCACTAGTAGACATACTAAATCGTTTGGAGAAGTATGATCCGATTGAAATTACAACGATTGAAATTGATTCTCTGCAGTCAGGAACCATAGAAAGTGGAAGCATTGCTTTAAACGTGCAAAAGATTTATGCCTCTGTAGGACAGATGAATGCAGGATTTGAAACCGATGGTCTTCCGGAAAATGCGATTGTGATGATAAGTACCGGTAACCCGGATGATGCAGATAATGCCAAGGTTTATAGAAAGGGCGCAACTGGATATGAGTACATGGTAGATTTATCCGGTGCAACAGGGGCTAAAGGAGAGAAAGGGGATCCTGGTCCAAGAGGAGAAAAAGGGATTCAGGGGGATCCGGGGAAAGATGGAACGGGTGTTACTATACTGGGTTCCTATAAAACAGAAGAGGAATTGAACAGAGAACATCCAACAGGAAATGTGGGCGAATCCTATCTGGTAGATGGAAATCTATATGTATGGGACAACGTATCTGGCCAGTGGAAAAATGTAGGACGTATTCAGGGTCCGGAAGGACCGGCAGGAAAAGCAGCAACAATACGGATCGGAACTACTACGACCGGGGAAGCAGGAACAGAGGCGTCTGTTGAAAATTCGGGTACAGAAACAGAGGCGGTATTTGATTTCGAAATTCCCCGGGGTGATTCCGGAGAAGTAACAGGGATAGAGGGGATTCCGAATTCGGATATCGATTCGCTTGGAGGAGGCGCATAAGAATGATAATTGCAGTATTTGATGAATGCTCCAGGCGTGTGGATATCGATGGAAAGTTGACACAATGGGATTATGGACAAGTACTCCAGATTTGTGGAATGCAGATCCAGGAAAAGCAGATACAGGTACATTTTTCAAATCGATGTACAGAACAAGCGTGGATTGTGCTTGGAACAGTGGAGGATGGAGATATCTTTGTAGAAATTCCAAATGAATTGCTGAAGAAAAACGGAATAATCAATGCGTATGTATATCAGACGATTCCGGGAGAAGGAAGAACAACGTTCGAAGTTCGGTTGGGAGTCAAAGCAAGAAAAAAACCACAAGATTACGAAGCGCCAGATGATAAACACGCATTGGAGCAGGTGTTAGAGCAACTCAATAAAAAAGGGGACAGGCTGTATCTGGAAGAAAACCGGATGCAGCTTTTTTCTGGAGAGAATCTACTCAGTGAAGTGGAACTGCCGGAAGGCGGGGGAAGCGAAACTGTGGAGATAGAGTCGATCACCAATCCGGAGATTGACGAGATTATGAAAGGAGCAGAATAAGTATGCCAAGAAAAAAAGCAACAGAAGCAGCGGCACTGGCCGCAGAAAAGAAGTACCTGGATCAGGATGGACTTGCACACCTGGTACAGAAGAATGATGAGAGATACGTAAAGAAGGAGGTGGGAAAAGGTTTATCCAGCAATGATTTTTCGGATGAGTACAAGAAAAAAATCGATGACCTGGCGTACACCAAGATTGCAATCAACAGTCTGACTGCCACGAACAGCAGCAACGAAATCGGTGCGACAGTTACTGCATCTGATATTGCATGGGCGTTAAATAAAGAGCCAAAAACACAGAAAATCAAATTTGGAGCAGAACAGGAGGAAATACTGGATAAAGCACTTCGAAAGAAATCTTATACAGGAAAGTCTTTGAAAACAAATACCAACATTGTGCTGACAGTGACAGATGAGAGGGATGCAGTTGTATCCAGAACGGTTGGCATCACGTTCCAGCCAAAAGTATACTGGGGAAAAACTAACAAGGAACAGCTGGAAAATGCCGATATCCTGGCACTGGAAGGATCTTCATTAGCAGGTGGACGAGGACGCACATTTACGGTCAATGCAGGAGAAGGTGAAAAGATTGTTTACGCATTTCCGACATCCTTTGGAACGCCAACATTCAACGTGGGCGGATTTGACGGAGGATTTAAAAAGGCGCGGACTCTGGAATTTACCAACGCATCCGGTTACAAGCAGAGTTATGATGTCTGGATGTCTGTAAATGCAGGGCTGGGATCTACAGCAGTCACAGTAAAATAAGGAGGTTTGAAAGATGGCACAGAGCATTGAAGGCGGTGTTGTAATCGTCAACACCTTATCTGTAAAAAACAATGGAAATTACCCGCTGTGCATGGCGGAAAGCGTGCAGCTTGCAGAAGGAAAATCTGTAGAACAGAAGATTGGAGAGCTGGAAGCAGGAGCAGGAAATGAAGTTATCACAGAAGAAGAAATCAATAGATTATTTCAGTAATAAAGGAGAAGAAAGAATATGGCGAAATTTTTAGATTTTACAGGACTTGGAACATTTAAAACAAAAATGCAGGAATGGGCAAATGGTGCATTTCGAAAGAAAACTGACAAAGTAGTTTCTACTGATGTTACGTATAATGGAAAATCGCTGGATGAAGCAATTAAAAGTGGAGAATTTAAGGGAGATAAAGGAGACAGAGGAGAAACCGGCGCAGCTGGAGCACAGGGACCAACAGGACCGGCAGGAGCTGCGGGTCCACAGGGACCTCAGGGATTGCAGGGGCCACAAGGTCCGGCTGGGGAAGCGTTTAAAATCGCTAAGACATTTGTTTCCGTTAATGCGATGAATGAAGGGTTTGCGACAGATGGAGTAAAGACTGGGCAGTTTGTCATGATTGACACAGGAAATGTAGAGGATGCTGACAACGCCAAGTTATATGTTAAAGGTGCGTCATCTTACACATACATCACAGACTTATCAGGAGCCACCGGTATGACAGGTCCACAGGGACCTCAGGGATTGCAGGGGGCTGCTGGACCAGCAGGACCGGCAGGAGCAAAAGGTGAACAGGGGATTCAAGGACCTGCAGGAGAAAAAGGCGAAAAGGGAGAAACGGGACCACAAGGACCTCAGGGATTAAAGGGTGAGAAAGGGGACATTGGACCAATGGGACCACAGGGTCCGGCAGGCTCGGATGCAAACGTGGAAAGTATTACAAACAACGAGATAGATTCGCTGTTTACCATGTAAAGTGGGGGTGGTTAAATGAAATTTTTAAGCTGGACAGGTCTGCAGTATTTTTACAGCAAATACATTGGAAATCTGAATGAACAGTTAAAGAATGTTAAGGAAAGCATTGGAAACTTAGGAAACCTTGCGACAGCATCGAAAGAGAATTTAGTGTATGCAATAAATGAAATAAAGGGTGCACTATCATCCTTTGTAGAGAAAAAAGATATTGTGGATAATTTAACTACAGAATCCGAGATAGCTCCATTAAGCGCGAATATGGGAGCGGAATTAAACAAATATATAGGTTCGGTAAACGATAATGTGGCGTTGATCAGAGAATGGGAAACATACACAGAAAATGGTTGGACTTTAAAATATCGTAAAACCGGGCACAAGCGCTACCAGGTGCAATTGACTAATATGAGCCCAAACGGATTTAAAAACGCCAGGGATAATCTAATTATGGCAAGTTCTCCGCTCAAATGTGATTTTGGACAAAGACTTGTTGCGTTGTTGCATGTGTCCCAAGCTATCGTAGGATATGGAAATGCAAATTTTAGAGACGGAAGTATAACAATATCAACGACAGATTATACAGGCGCAGTTACATGTGAGTGCCTCGGAGAGGTAATTGTGAAATAGGGAGTAGAAAAATGACAGATACAGTTGTAGTAGCAATTATATCTTTGCTCGGTACTTTTGTTGGAAGTTTCGGAGGGACGCAACTTGTAAAATACCGGATAGAGCAGCTCGAAAAGAAAGTAGAGAAGCACAACTCTATTGTAGAAAGAACATATATTTTAGAGGAAAAAGTGAAAGTAGCAAATCACAGAATTGAAGATTTGGAAAGGAAAGGTGAGTAATGATGGAACAGATCATGAATTATGTGAAACCGGAAT